TTATGCAACCTCTGCCGCCACATTGTCGCCAACATACAGCGATAACGGATTGAGGGTTACAGCTTGTTCAAGGTGGTCAGGAGCAAAGTGCGCATACTTCATTGTTTCTCGAATATTGGCATGTCCGAGAATTTTCTGCAGCACCAGTATATTCCCTCCGTTCATCATAAAATGCGCACCAAAAGTATGACGCAAAACGTGCGTCTTCTGCCCTTCCGTCAATTCAATATTCGTTAGTTTGAGCATCTTTTTAAACTCCTGATAGCAGGGTTTAAACATTCTGCCTTGACGTACGGACAACTCGTCGTACAGCCATTTAGGAATAGGAACTGTGCGATTCTTCTTACCTTTGGTTTTGGTGAACGTTAGTTTATATGGAGAAAGTTGAGGTCGGGTCAATCTCTCCGCTTCCCCCCATCGAGCCCCGGTTGCAAGGCACACCTTAACAATCATGGTGAGGTCTTCTTTGCCGTATTGCTCGCAGGCTCGAAACAGCTCCGGGAGCTGAGACAAAGTTAGCCAGGACATTTCTTTCTCAGCTTCTTTGAATACTCGGATCCCATCAAGTGGATTGGGTAGGCTCCACTCCCCTAACCGGCGGAGCTCATTAAACACTGCTTCTAGGTATTGTTGTTCGCGATTGACGGTTATAGGTTTGGCGATCCATTTCGAGGGGTCTTTATGATAACCATTGTCTATTTCACCACGTAATCGACGGTCACGATAATGAGCCCAGTCTTTCGCGGTAAGGCGAGATGCAATCGGGTCGCCAAGTCCATTACATACGATTTGAAGCTTTGCAAACCTCGACTTACTGGCGACTAACGCTTGACCGTGCAAATTGTGCCAAAGCTGAATAATCTCGCTTAAGCGTCGGCGGTCTTCTTTCTTGCCGAGCCACGGCTTATCTTCACTCTCGCTTTTGGTAAATGCTTCAAATGCCTCGGCCTCACCTTTGGTATTGAATTGCCGACGTATACGCCGCCCTTCTCGACCATTTGGATAGAGTTCACACAACCATTTTCCACTTTTTTGTTTACTTACAGTCATTGCGATACCGAGGCTAAAAGAAAATTAATTACAAAGGGCTGTAGCGGCATCAATCACCGGTGAAATTGAAATTTTAACGCCGTCATACTCAGGGTCATCCTTCCATACGTCATCTAAGTTAGACCCCTCCAGCTTTCCTGATTTAACAGCATCTACCGCCATGCCATTCAGAGGATATCTATCATCAGTTTTGATGTCATACACAAAAGCATAAGCACGGTTAACACATGATACCTTTGCCTTTTCAAAGGTTAGAGGCCACTTGTCACCATATGCAGCGCCGTCTATCTCTTTAAACTTCTCAGCGGCTATGACTGAGGAAGAAAGTGCAATGCAGACTATCGCAAATATAAACTTTTTCATTACTGCTCCTTAAACATGCTTTTCCAAAGTAAAAATAACCGCACCTGATGGTGTGATATCTGAAATATTACATTCAAACTCAGCAGACTTATTTGATAACCTGACCTTTCCGCCTGGCAACCTGATTACGTCAAAAACATCGAGTGCGCCATCAATACCAATAAGCCAGCGACCATTTCCTATCTTCGAGTTAGAACTATCAACAAGCCAAGATGTGCTCACACCATCAATAAACACTAAATCATCAGTATTTGATGGAACCATAGATATATCAGGAGTCCAGCGTCCGATATCTTTGAGTTCGCCCGCCTCGAGGCGGCACTTTCTAATCGTTAAAGCATTTGCCGGTTCACCATCATTACTGTTACGCATCTGGCCTTTTCCGGTTGATAACCATTCTAACGATACGCCAGTATCAAGGGCGCAAGTGACAACCACGTCACCGGGGAAAAAATCGCGTCTAACCCAAGTGCTTATAGTGCCGGAAGATATGCCTAATAAATCTCCAAGCTCTTTTTGCAGAGTAAAACCATACGCATCGAGAATCCGACGCAGAACCGCCCTCCCTCCATTTGCCATGATTTCATCATAGAGTTGCTTACCTTTAAGCTTAGTTTTCACCACTTCAAATCTTGCATTTGCAAGCTCACCATTAATTAGCCATCGCAGGTCAGCTCCAGTATCAAGAGCACACTCAACGAAAACGTTGCTAGGGATTACGTTTCTAGCAAGCCAGCTACTCACGTTGTTTGCATGTATGCCAAGCCTTTCGGCTAGTTCCTTTTGCTGCTTAAAGCCGTATGCAGAAAGGACACGTTCCAATGCGGCAGACGCATTAACATCATTTTTAGACATATGACACCAACAATAATTTTGTTTACAACCAAAATTTAGCGATCTATATTGGTGCTCATCGACCAAGATGCACACCACTGCACTACATTTCAAACAACAGGAGATAATGCGATATGTCAGATGCAAAATCAATCTCGACGAATGATTCGCAAAACTCACAAAATCAAACTGTGCTGTTAGATCCAACACAGTTTGATGCCATCGTTACCGCCATGCTGCCAGCTCTCCAGACAATGATTCGCTCCGCTATGTCAGACACGATGACTGTGAAAGACTTCGCCGCTACTCGCGGTGTTAGCGAGCGTCTGGTCTGGCAATGGCTCGATGAGGGAGTCCTTCTCAAAGCTCCGACCAAAGACTTTTCCAACAAAGAGGAAGCTGCTAAACGAAGCCGAACCCTCGTAAACGTAAAAGCATGGCGCGATAAGCTGACTCAACAAGCGATTGATTGTCGCTACATCGACCAGCGCACCGCTCTTAACTGAATTTGATTATGCAAGTTAGAGGGAATTTAACCATGTTTGATTTTCAGGTTTCCAAACATCCCCACTATGACGAAGCATGCCGCATTTTCGCACAGCGTCACAACATGGCGAAGCTGGCCGAGCGTGCAGGTATGAACGTTCAAACGTTACGTAACAAGCTCAACCCGGAACAGCCTCACCAGTTCACGCCACCTGAATTGTGGCTGCTGACTGACCTGACCGAAGACTCAACCCTCATTGATGGTTTTTTAGCGCAGATTCACTGCCTACCATGCGTGCCGGTTAATGAGTTGGCTAAAGACAAATTGCAGTCTTATGTCATGCGCGCAATGCGTGAACTCGGCGAACTGGCGAGCGGCGCGGTATCTGATGAGCGTCTGACCACTGCCCGTAAGCACAACATGATTGAAAGCGTTAACTCTGGTATTCGCATGTTGTCATTGTCGGCTCTGGCACTGCATGCACGTCTGCAGACTAATCCTGCAATGTCGAGCGTGGTCGATACCATGAGCGGTATTGGCGCATCGTTTGGTCTGATTTGAGGTGCGTATGCTGAAAAGTGAACCGTCATTCGCGTCTCTGCTCGTTAAGCAAAGTCCCGGCATGCACTACGGCCACGGCTGGATCGCAGGTAAGGACGGCAAGCGCTGGCACCCGAGCCACTCGCAGGCTGATTTACTGGCTGGCCTCTCTACTCAAAAGCGGGGGGGATCATGGCTATCGAAGCTGTTTCCGCGACTGTTCCGCTAAAAGCGGGTGAACGTCTGGCCGGTCTCAATCATGTTGCCGAATTGCGCGCGAGATATTGGGGCGATAGCTGGAAAGAGGTTGAACGTTTTGTCGATGATATGCGCGATAAACGTGACTCACAATTTGAAGAAAATAATCGGGCGCTGGCCGCTATTTTCTTTCTGGCAAAAATACCGGCGGCTCGTCATGAACTCGAATTAAGTGAGCTGACTACTGACGAGAAAAAGGCGCTTATTACAGCGATGAATCATTTTCGTGCAGTAGTGAGCTTATTTCCCAAACGGCTAACCATGCCGAATTAATCCAAACAGAAATTTAATGGCGTAAACCCGCCGGGCATCTTATTGCCCGAAATCAGGAGAGTTAATTATGCGTAATACCGAAATCCGTAGTTTTAACACTGATAGCGATGCGCTGGCCGTATTGCTGACCGATGCAAAAAAAGAAGAGCGTAAAGACCGCGCGCTCGCTGTTTCCATCCGCCTTGAGGCGCTGGCTATCCATATTACCAGAGAGGGAATGAGCGGCACCGAAGCTGCCGAACTGCTGCGCCGTGAAGCAACCCGCTTTGAGAATGAATCACAGGAGCTGCACTAATGGCCGACGCAATGGATTTAGCACAACTGCGCGAGCAGGAAGACCGCGAACGCCACATCAGCAATGCACGCACCCGTATCGCTGCACCTTCCCGTTTTCTTTGCGAGGAATGTGACGCACCAATCCCGGAAGCTCGCCGCATTGCGATTCCGGGCGTGGCTTTTTGCGTAACCTGCCAGCAAATCGCAGAGCTAAAAAACAAACACTATCGGGGGGTATAAATTGGCTGTTCAATTCGCTTATCCGTGGAACGTCCCACGGTCGGCAATCTCCAGCCCATACCTTACTTATGAGCAACAGCATCGCCGCGACCGTATGTTCGCGGCTTTGCTGCATGCGAAAAAGGTGCTTTCTCTCCAGCCCGACTGCGTGCGGTTAGATGTTTATCGCACTGCTGCGGTGCTGGAGCAAAATCAGGGTAGTCAACGAGCCAATGCATTTTTAATCAGCTTCTGCAAAAAGGCATTGCCGCGTCTTGAACTGGTCGCAAAAAAATACGAATGCGCTGGTATCAACAGCAAGGTATCAACCGCTGTTTTTGGAAGTCATTTTGATACTCAGCAAATGCAATATCTGTCGTCACGCATGGTTAATATGGTCGCCCGATATAACCGTCTCCCGGACATGTCGCGCGCTGATGTTGACCTGTTGGCCGCTGATATTGCTAATTTCATTCGTGGTGAACTTGCCAACATTAATGACCACGGATTCGGCGAGCTTAAAACGCTGTACACCTGGTATATTCGTGCTGGCTTTATTTCCCTCCAATTCAACGTTATCCCACCACATTGGGAGCGGGTTGAAAAAAAATATGTCGGTGCGGATGAAATCGCACCGGCTATCGCCAAAATGTTTAACGATGGGTGGTGGCGCGGTCGTTTGCGCCGTGTTGCAGCTACGTGGCGCGAACACCTGCAAATTGCAGTCGGCAACGTCAGTAAGAAAAAAAACACTTACGCGAGTAAAAACTGCGTGACTGACTGGCGTGAACAAAAGCGCCGCACTCGTGAATTTCTCAAAGGTCTGGATCTCGAAGACGAAGACGGCAACCGTATCAGCCTAATTGAAAAATATGATGGCTCAGTTGCTAACCCTGCGATTCGCCGCTGTGAGCTCATGACCCGCATTCGTGGGTTTGAAAACATCTGTAATGAGCTCGGTTATGTCGGTGAGTTTTACACTCTAACCGCGCCGTCAAAATATCACGCCACGACTAAAGCCGGTTACCGTAACAGCAAATGGAGCGGTGCCAGCCCGGCTGACACGCAAAACTATCTAACCGGTATCTGGGCGCGTATCCGTGCCAAACTACATCGGGAAGATGTCCGTATTTTCGGTATTCGTGTCGCCGAGCCCCATCACGACGGCACTCCACACTGGCACATGCTGATGTTCATGCTGCCGGAAGATGTTGAATATGTTCGCTCCATCGTCCGTAAATACGCATGGAAAGAAGACCGCCACGAACTGAAAAGCGATAAATCCAAAAAAGCACGTTTCCACGCCGAGTCCATTGACCCGGAGAAAGGCAGCGCAACCGGCTATGTTGCTAAATACATTTCAAAAAATATCGACGGTTATGCTCTCGATGATGAAACCGATGATGAAAGCGGTGAGCTGCTGAAAGAGACAGCCCCCGCCGTTTCAGCATGGGCTGCGCGCTGGCACATCCGTCAGTTTCAGTTTATTGGTGGTGCGCCGGTGACGGTTTACCGTGAGTTGCGTCGCCTCGCTGATACCGAAACCGCGCACGGTCTGAGCGTTGAGTTTGCCGCCGTCCATGATGCCGCCGACGCTGGTGACTGGGCTGGTTATGTTAATGCTCAGGGTGGGCCGTTTGTCCGTCGCGATGATTTACAGGTGCGCACACTGTATGAACCGCGTACCGAGCTTAATCAGTACGGTGAGGAAACGGTATGTATTAAGGGGGTCTACGATTCCTCCATAGGTGCAGGAAGCCCGATTTTAACCCGGCTCACTCAGTGGAAGATTGTTCCGAAGCGTGCTGTTGATTTGGCCGTTGACCTTCAGGACGGCAAAGCCGTCCCTCGGAGTTCTGTCAATAACTGTACGGGAAGCGAAAGCGATCCGCCGGAGCTGGATTTATCCAAACCGTTGAGTCGAAGTGAAAGGCGGAAGCTAACGGCCAGACTCAGGGACAAAAAACGGGTCACCAGGCGTGATTATGTCCACGGAACGGATAAACAACGCGCAGCCATTGACAGAACAATAGACGAGATTCAGCTCACGACCGGCGAAACCATCAGCCGGGGAGAGGCCCTGCACCTGATGGTCGGTGGAAAAAGTTGCATAAACGGCAAATGGTGCCATGGTTCCGCAACCGGTGAAATTTTCCCGGCAGCACCGTCACACCAGGCGCAGGCCAGACAAATCCTAAATCGAGTCGCGGGGTTAGCAGCAAAGCAGCACCAGAGATGACATTTAATATTCATCGATTTCATTAACATACAGACTAATCACGATTGATAATTTTTCTTTTAATCCCTTGCTCATACGTGATACTGTATGAATATACAGTGATACTTGTGGGAGGGATTTCATGGTTGATGAATATTTCAGCCAAAGACAGAAAAAATGGGCTTGTGTGCAATTCATCGCCGAAGTGTCTCTGATTGCAAACTGCAAACCGTCAGAACTCAAGCTCGCCCTGTCTCTCATTGCTGACCTTGCAAACAGTGAAAATAAAGAACCCGAAGAAGAAGTTTTCTATAAGGCTGAATAGATTATGAGAATCAATATCACGCTGGATAAAGAACAAAAAATAGGTCAGCAGATAGTCGATGCTTTCCAGAATGAATTAACACGTAAGGTGAGATGTGCTTTTCCAACCACACGGGTTACTGTTAAGAAAGGGTCTGTAACTGGCGTCGAACTACTTGGTTTCGATAAGGAGTCAGACCGTGAAGCGTTAGACGGTATCCTTCAGGAAGTTTGGGAAGACGAGAGCTGGCGTTAAACATGCTAACCGCGATGGCGCAAAAACTGGATTTTTGGGCCATCTCGGTTGAACAACTCGCTTTGCGAGGCGTTAGCTGGTTACTAGATTAACCCCGAGAGTAAGCAGATTCGTCACCGCCCCGGCAATAACCCCAGGAGTTCCCTCTTTCACCGCGCTGATAATTTTATCCCCCATCGTTTCGCTGCTCCCAAGCGAATCGGGCTTTTTATTAAGCACAGCCAGTGCTTTCTCGGTCAGGCGCACATCCATAAAATACGTTTGATGGTCGGTTTCATACTGGATGTATCCATTTTCACCAAGAAAAGTGAATGTACCTTCAACCACACTACGCAATTGATTTATTGCTTTCATTTCCGGTGAGTTAAGTTGGTTAAAGTAGTCATCGGGTAGTGCTGCGTTAAATTTTTCGTAGGTGATGACTTGCGGAACGGGAAAGTTCTCCCATAGCACCGCAAAGATTTCCGCCGTCTGTTGGTTAAATAAATCGAGGTTTTTAGACATGCAAAATTCCATTTCTAATGAGGATAAGTGGGTTAAGCGCTGGTCGAAGCACATTACCTGTATGGCGCAGAACAATGACCTTAGTTCACGAGAGGTCGACAGCTATACCGATAAGCTGGTCGAACAGGCAAGCAGCGCAGAGCTAGGCAAGGTCATTAAAGACCTACTGAATCACATCAGAATGCAAAAATAAAAGGATCTTTATCAATATGTTATCTCTCATTTATGAAAATCCGTGGACAACTGTTTTTCTGCTGATTGTTACCAGCGCGTGTCTCAACAGTATCATTGGCACATTACGCGGCCAGTAACTTCACAGTAGCTCCCCTAACCGGCAACCTGAATGCCGGTTTTTTTATGCCATTTCCTCGCGATTTTTCCGTTTCTTAGTCGTGCATGCATTAAGTGCATCATTCTGCATGCGTGTTTACCCCATTTTTTTGACGATCGCCGCCAGAGCTGGCGCGGATCCGATGACCTGTTGCAGTTGCATTAAATCCGACCCACGAAGCGGGCAGGCGAGGCGGGGAAAGCACTGCGCGCCAGCGTACTTTTGCGCATTTATTTTCGCAGCCTGAGCGCGTCGCTGTGCCGCGCAGGTTCGAGAGGGTGTCGGTGGGTGGTGCGGGGGTGTTTGAGGGCGTGGCGGGCTTCTGAGACGGTCAGGCGTGGGGGTAAGAAAAAGCCGCCCGGAGGCGGCGGAAATCAGTCACTTTCGGTGTCGAGGGTGTAACTCTTGAACCGGATCACCTCCTGACCGGCCCAAGCGTTGACCTCGCGCATCCGGTCTTGTAGCGGGATGAGCTCGTTACGGACAAACACCTTTGCCACCTTCTCGATATCGCCGAGCGAACCGACGTTTTCTGGCTTGCCGCCCATCAACTGGAACGGGATGCGGTGAGCATCGAGCAGGTCGGCGGCGCTGACTTTTTTGATATTGAAGAAATCGTCTTTCGTTGCCACCTCACTGAGCGGCACAATTTTTATGCCGTCTGGTTTTCCGTGCGGTGCGTAGAAAAACAGATTTTTGAAGTTGCCGAGCCCCTTCGAACTGCGCATCGCATCGCGCAACGCCTCAACATCGGTACCGCTTTGCGCGGCGTCCGTCACATACATGATGTAACCCGCATGCGCCCCGTTCTGGTAATACTTGCGACGGAACAGCGTCGCCGCTTCATTCAGCCAGGCGGAGTTTAGCGCGCTGAGATATTCCGGCATGCCGTACAGCTCCTGGTTGATGTCTGGCTCCAGCAGGTGGAATACGGATCCCGGCGCGAACGGGTGCGGCTGGTCAAATGACGGCACCCACCAGTAGACATCATCTTCAATACCACGCCGCGTGTATTTAGCCGGTGACGCTTCCAGCTTCAGCGGGCGACCGGTGACACTCTTTCGGAGCTCTAAAAACGCGTTGCCAAACACCAGAAAATCAAGCGCGAAGCGGCTGAAGTCCTGTTGTGACAGGAGCGGGTGCGGAATAAACGTTGAGGCCAGAATGTTGCGCTTAACGTAAATTGGCGAGCTGTGATGAACGGCGGCGCGCAGGCTTTTCGCCAGCCCGTTAAAGCTGACCGGCGGTTCGAACCAGCGGCCATTATTGACGCATTCCACGTAATCCAGAATATCGCGGCGGTCGAGCACAGCGCTCGGTTCACCAAAGGTAAACGCCTCCATTTTTTGGGGCGCGCTGTCTTTCATGTTGCGCGGGCGCTTTTGTGGCTGTGGCTTGCGGCCTTTGTATTTACTCATCAGTTGAACTCCAGAATGGATGATGTTACCTGGCCGCTGCCAGCGGTAAGCGGTTCGTTTAACAGCGCGTGCATGGTCGCCCAGGCGACGTCCGCGTGACTGGCTTCCTCGGTGCGGCTGGCCTCATAGGTGGCGCTGCGCCCGCTGCTGGTCATGGTCTTACGGATTGCCATAAACGAGGTGGTGATGTCGGTGGCGCTGACGTCATATTCGAGACAGCCACGGCGGATAACGTCTTTTGCTTTCAGCACCATTGCGGTTTTCATTTCCGGCGTGTAGCGGATATCGCGGGCGGCGGGATAAAACGAGCGAACCAGCTGGAAGACGCCAATACCGAGGCCGGTCGCATCGATACCGATGTACTCAACGTTGTATTTTTCGGTGAGCTGGCGGATGGATTCGGCCTGAGTCGCGAAGTCCATGCCTTTCCACTGATGGCGCTCCAGAATGCGGAACTTGCCCCCGGCGACAACCGGCGGTGCGAGCACCACACACCCGGCGCTGTCGCCGCTGTGCGAAGGGTCGTATCCCACCCAGACCGGGCGGGAGCCGAACGGGTTGTCGGCGAACGGGGCAAAGTCTTCCCACTCTTCCAGACTGTCGACCATGCAGCGTTGCAAATCCTCGAACGGGAACACCGACGCCTTGTCGTCAACGAACTCGCACATAAACAGATTGCGGAAGTCGTCGACGCTGTTTTCGCGCTTGAGTTGCTCCAGATTGAACAGCGTACAGCCCCCGGCGAGCGCATCCTCAATGGTGACAATCTGCCGCCACTGACCGTCAGGACACGCCACGCCAGCGGCGAGCGCGTCATGACTGATATCGATGTCAACCCGCTCGCTGGGGCTGGCGCGGCCCCGGTTGAATAATTCCCCCGACCAGAACGGGTAAGCGCCGTGTGCCAGGGTGGAAGGTGTCGAAAAGTAGGTGCTGCGCAGGTGGCTTTGTGAGGCCATGCCCGACGACACTTTGCGTAGTTTCTGGAAGTTGGGGATCCAGAAAATTTCGTCGACATAAAGGTCGCCGTTGTGGCTCTGCGCGGTGTTTGAGTTGGTGCCGAGAAAAATCAGCTTTGCGCCGTTGTTGCCTATGACAATCGGGTCACCGGTCAGGTCGACATCGACCCGGCGGGCAAACTGAATGATGTACTCGCGGAATACATACGCCTGCGTCTTACTCGCTGACAGGAAAATCTGGTTATGGCCGGTTTTCAGCGCCTGCAGCAGCGCCTCGCGGGAAAAGTAGAACGTCGCCCCAATCTGGCGCGATTTCAGAATGTCGCGAATACGGTGCTCAAGCCCGGCGCGGTGCCAGCGGAGCTGATACTCGAAAGACTCCGCGAAAAAAATCTCTTCCAGTTTCTCGATAGCCTCGTCGCTGAAAAAGTTCTTTGTCGGCTTTTTGCGGTCGCCTTTGTTGCGGTTGGCCACATTGGGATTAAGGTCAACCTCATTTCCGGTCTGGCCATAGCGATTAATGCGCGCAAAGCGCTCCATCTGTCGGGCCAGAAAATCCGCCACCTTGAAATCGTGGGGTGTCAGGTTGGGCTTTGCGTAGAGCTGAATCAGCCGGGCCTCTAAGGTGCTTTCGACCCGGTTCAGCGGTGCGGTTTCCTCCCACTGGTCGCGCTGTTTCCAGCTCTGCACCGTCGGGCGTTTGGTCTGCAACATTTCGGCAATCTGCGGCACGGAAAACCCCTGCCAGTACAGTAAAGCCGCCTGGCGTCGCGGGTCGTTTAATAAAGTGGTGTCGGTGGTGATGGTCATGGATGCCTCGCCGTGATTGATACAGGGCAAGGCTAAAGAAACGGGTGATGCGAATCGCTAAGGTGCTGTTGTGTGAGGGATAAGCCATCCGGGATTGATAGCGGGTGGGCGGCGACGTCGGGAAACTAACCCCGACCCGTTAACCCGATATCAGGACTCCTGACAATGGCAAAAAAAGTTTCAAAATGGTTTCGCATCGGCGTCGAAGGCGATACCTGTGACGGCCGCGTTATCAGCGCGACGGATATTCAGGAAATGGCTGAGACCTTTGACCCCCGCGTCTATGGTTGCCGCATTAACCTCGAACACCTGAAAGGCATCCTGCCGGATGGCCCGTTCAGCCGTTACGGCGATGTGGTTGAGCTGAAGTCTGAAAAGATTGACGACGATTCGGTACTGAAAGGCAAGCTGGCGCTGTTCGCCAAAATCACCCCGACCGATGACCTGATCGCAATGAATAAAAAATTGCAGAAGGTCTACACCTCAATGGAAATTCAGCCGAATTTCGCCAATAGCGGTAAATGCTACCTGGTCGGCCTCGCCGTGACCGATGACCCGGCCAGCCTCGGCACCGAATACCTCGAATTTTGCCGGGGTGCCAAATTTAACCCCCTCAACCGCTTCAAAGCCGAGCCGGGCAACCTGATTTCCGTCGCCACCCTCGCCGAGCTGGAGTTTGAAGACCAGGCGGAAAATGTCTTTACCGCCCTGAGTGACAAAGTGAAAGCGATCTTCAGCCGCAAACAGGCCAGCGATGACGCCCGTTTTCAGGATGTGCATGAAGCCGTGACGGCCGTCAGTGAACATGTGCAGGAAAACCTAACCGCCACTGAGCAGCGTCTTGCCACGCTGGAAAATGCCTTTGCGACGCTGAAACAGGACGTCACCACGAAGGCCGACCAGACCAGCCAGGCATTCAGCAAGTTAAAAACGTCGCTGGATAACACCGAAAGCACCGCGCAGCCACGCCGCAAGCTCTCCACCGGTGGCGGTGGCGATGAGCTGCTGACCGACTGCTAAACGGTCATGAATTTATCGCCGGGCGACAGGCTTGCCCGGTCAGACAACCCGATTTAACCAAACAGGAAAGACTATGCGTCAGGAAACCCGTTTTAAATTCAATGCCTACCTGTCCCGCGTTGCTGAGCTGAACGGCATAGACCCGGACGACGTGAGTAAAAAATTCTCCGTCGAGCCGTCCGTCACGCAAACCATGATGAACACCGTGCAGATGTCCTCGGCCTTTTTGCAGAAAATTAATATCGTGCCGGTGGATGAGCTGAAGGGTGAAAAAATTGGCGTCGGCGTCAATGGCACCATCGCCAGTACAACGGACACCAACAGCGGCAAGGAGCGTAAAACCGCCGACTTTACCGCGCTGGAGTCCAACAAGTACGAATGCGATCAGGTCAACTTCGACTTTCACTTCAAATATAAAAAGCTGGATTTGTGGGCGCGCTTCCAGGACTTCCAGCGCCGTATTCGTGATGCCATCATCCAGCGGCAGGCGCTCGATTTCATCATGGCCGGGTTCAACGGCGTTGAGCGCGCCGAAACCTCTGACCGCGCCACTCATCCGATGTTGCAGGACGTCGCCGTCGGCTGGCTGCAGAAATACCGTAATGAAGCGCCGACCCGCGTGATGAGCAAAATTGTCGACGAAGAAGGGAATGTTGTTTCCGCTGTGATCCGTGTGGGTAAAAACGGCGATTACGTTAACCTCGATGCGCTGGTCATGGATGCAACAGACAACCTGATTGACGAGATTTATCAGGAAGATGCCGAACTTGTAGCGATTGTGGGTCGTAAGCTGCTGGCCGATAAATATTTCCCGATCGTCAACAAAGACCAGCCGAACAGCGAAGCGCTCGCGGCTGACATCATCATCAGCCAGAAACGCATCGGCAACCTGCCCGCCGTCCGTGTGCCGTACTTCCCGGCGAACGCGATTATGGTGACGCGTCTCGATAACCTGTCCATCTATTTCATGGACGAAAGCCACCGCCGATCCATCATCGAAAACCCGAAACTTGACCAGGTGGAAAACTACGAATCGATGAACATCGATTATGTGGTCGAAACCTACGCCGCCGGGTGCTTCATTGAAAATATCAAGTTGGGCGATTTCTCTGCCGCGCAACCGGAGGGCTAACCGATGACGAGCCCCGCACAGCGTCACATGATGCGGGTCTCGGCCATTGAAACCGCGCAGCGGGAAAACAACCCGCTGCGGCATGCCACTGCCTATGAGCAGATGCTGGTTAAGCTGGCCGCAGACCAACGCACGTTAAAAGCCATCTTTGGTAAAGAGCTGAAAGCCACAAAAAAGCGCGAGCTGCTGCCGTTCTATCTGCCGTGGGTTAGTGGCGTGCTGGAACAGGGCAAAGGCGCGCAGGATGACATCGTGATGACCGTCATGCTGTGGCGTCTTGATGTCGGCGATATCAGCGGCGCGATGGATATTGCCCGCTACGCGTTTAAGTACGGTCTGACCATGCCTGGTAAACACCGCCGCCCGCCGCAGTATATGTTTACCGAAGAGGTGGCACTCGCCGCCATGCGCGCCCATGCCGCCGGTGAACCGGTCGTCGTCAGCCAGCTACTCGACACGCTGGCGCTGACCGCCGCCGCCGATATGCCTGATGAGGTGCGCGCAAAACTGCACAAAATAACCGGCCAGGTGCTGCGGGACAACAAACAGCCCGCCGACGCACTGGCCCACCTCAAGCGAGCGATGCAGCTCGATTGTCAGGCAGGCGTCAAAAAAGACATTGAACGGCTTGAGCGAGAGCTGAAGCCCAAACCGGCAACAGTCGTTAAAGCCCCGGTAAGAGCGCCGCGCGCCGTGAAAACCACGGCACCGGCTAAACGTGGCCGACCGAAAAAGACCGCCGGTTAACAGAATGCGCCCCGCGCCAGGGCGGCACGCCGGTCGATGAGGGGGTTTTACCCGACCTGAGACCGGCGTCCACCGCCCACCTATTCAGAGGTAGTCATGACGACGCTGATTATTAAAAAGAACGATGAGCCGCAGCCGGGTGGCGTGGTGGTCATCCCGCCGCCTGCCAGCGATGAGCCGGTGATAAAAAATACGTTTTTCTTTCCTGACATCGACCCGAAACGTGTGCGTGAAGGGATGCGCCTTGAGCAGACCGTCGCCCCGGCCCGGCTGCGTGAGGCCATCAAAACCGGCATCGCCGAAACCAATGCCGAGCTGTTTTTGTGGCGGGAACAGCAGATTGCCGGGGGTTTTAGCAAGCTGGCCGACGTACCGGCTGACGATCTCGACGGCGAAAGCGTGCGCGTTTTCTATTACCTGCGCGCCGTCACCTCAATGGCGACCGCCACGCTCTATGAGCGTTATCGCGGTGTGGATGCCAGCGCCAAAGGTGACAAGAAAGCCGACAGCATCGATACCACTGTCGACGAGCTGTGGCGGGACATGCGCTGGGCCGTATCACGCGTCCAGGACAAACCCCGCTGCATCGTGAGCCAAATCTGATGCAGGCCATCGCGCAACAGGGCGACACGCTCGACATGATTTGCGCCCGGTATTACGGGCGCACTGAGGGGATCTTCGAGTCGGTGCTCGCCGCAAATCCGGGGCTGGCCGAGCTCGGCGCAGTGCTGCCATATGGCACGGCGGTCGAGTTGCCAGACGTCCAGTCATCCCCCGTAAATGAAACAATTAATCTGTGGGAGTAAACACATGACGGAAGGTGAAAAGAGCGTCCTGTCACTCTTTGTGATCGGCGTGCTGATTGTCGTCGGTAAGGTGCTGGCCGGTGGTGAACCCATCAATGCACGCCTTTTTATTGGTCGCATGCTGCTGGGCGGCTTTGTCTCGATGGTGGCCGGGGTGGCACTGGTGCAGTTTCCCGACCTGCCACCCGCTGCCGTGTGCGGATTTGGCTCCATGCTGGGTATCGCCGGTTATCAGGCGGTAGAGCTTGCTATCCAGCGCAAGATTAAAAAAGGGGAAAACGATGGCAGTCATTAAGACACATCCCAACGTTGCGGCATTCCTCGACATGCTGGCGTTTTCGGAAGGGACAGCAACTCATCCGCTGACCCGAAACAACGGTTACGACGTTATCGTCACGGGTATCGATGGCAAGCCGGAGATTTTTACCGACTATCGCGATCACCCTTTTGCCGGTGGGCGCCCGGCGAAGGTCTTCAATCGTCGCGGGGAAAAATCCACGGCATCCGGGCGTTACCAGCAGCTTTATCTGTTCTGGCCGCATTACAAAAAACAGCTCGCTTTGCCGGATTTCAGCCCGGCATCACAGGACAGGCTCGCCATTCAGCTGATTCGTGAGCGCGGCGCGCTGGAAGACTTGCAGCAGGGGCGCATTGAACGCGCTATTTCCCGTTGTCGCAACATCTGGGCTTCATTGCCGGGCGCGGGGTATGGTCAGCGCGAGCACAGCCTCGACAAACTGGTCGCAGTGTGGCGCAAGGCCGGAGGGGTATCCGCATGAAAATAGTCATTATCCTGCTGGCTCTGGCCTGCGCGGGTCTGCTATGGATGCGACACGATAACAGCAATTTGCGCGCCTCTTTTGAACGTGCGAACCGGGTCGCAGGTACGCAGAAAACCACGATCACCATGCTGAAAAATCAGCTCAATGTGGCCGCAGAGCAGTCGCAGCGTAAAGAGCTGGCGCAGGTTGCCATGCGGGACAAGCTCACCGCCGCTAATCTGCTGGCCTTCAGGCGTGAACAAACTATCACGAGGTTACTCAATGAAAATGACGCGTTTCGCCGCTGGTATCGCGCTGATTTACCTGATGCTGTGCGCCGGTTGCACCAGCGCGCCGCCTGCACCAACGCCGCCGCCGGTGATTGTTTACAACGCCTGCCCGAAGGTCAGCCCCTGCCCGATGCCGGGCAGCGACCCGCTGACTAATGGCGACCTGAGTACGGATATACGCCAGCTCGAAAACGCCCTGAAAAGCTGCGCAATCCAGGTCGATACGGTTAAACAATGCCAGGATGAAATCGATGTTAAAGCCCAACAGTCTGCGAAAAGCCTTAACTGATGCGGTACCGGTACTGCGTACCAACCCCGATATGCTTCACCTTCGCCTGGACGATGGCAACAATACGGCGACGCTGGCGCGCTCCCTGTCGTTTGAAAAGCGGTACACGCTTAACATCGTGGTCACGGATTTTACCGACGATATTGACCTGCTGTTTGTGCCGATTATGGCCTGGTTGCGCGTCAATCAGCCGGACATCATGACAACCGACGAGGGGCGAAAAAAAGGATTTGCCTGGTTCGCTGACATTAATAACGACAGCAGCCTCGATGTCAGCATCAGCCTGTTGCTGACCGAGCGCACGCTGGTCAACGAGGCCGACGGCGCAATGTACGTTGAGAACATCCCGGAGCCGCCACCGCCGGAGCCGGTGACGAGCCCTGTCGAGATGTGGAGTAATGGCGAACTGGTGAGTAAATGGGATGAATGACTTCAAACCCTTTGAGGACAAGCTCGCCGGATTGATAGCGGCCCTTTCCCCCGCCGGGCGTCGTCGGATGACCGCCGATATTGCGAAGAAACTGCGCCAGCGGCAACAACAGCGCATTAAATCGCAAAAAGCGCCGGACGGTTCGCCATTTGCCCCGCGTAAGCGCCCGCCCGTCAGGGCAAAGCAAGGCCGGATTAAGCGCGAGATGTTCGCGAAACTGCGTACCAACCGCTATATGAAAGCGCGCGGCGGCGATAGCGCGGCGGTGGTGGAATTTACCGGGAAAGTGCAGCGCATCGCCCGCGTGCATCAGCTCGGGCTCAAGGATAAACCATCACCAAAAAGCGCCGAAGTTGAATATCCACAACGTCAGCTTTTGGGCTTTACCGAGGACGACCGGCAACTTGTGGAAAGCGTCATTATCGACTACCTCGCCGATTAACGTTGTGCCAGCCAGGGCAAAACGCCCGCAGATTGCCGCCGGAACACCCCGGCGGCATCCTTTCTCCTATGAATACTCTCGCATCTATCCAGGAACTCGCCCGCGCGATACGCAACATGATCCGCACCGGCATCGTCGTCGAAACTGACCTCGACGCCGGGCGCTGTCGCGTACAGACCGGCGGCATTTATACCGACTGGCTCCAGTGGCTGACGCACCGGGCCGGGCGCTCGCGCACCTGGTGGGCTCCCTCTGTTGGTGAGCAGGTGATGATTCTGGCCGTGGGCGGTGAGCTCGATACCGCCTTTGTGCTGCCGGGTATTTATTCCGACGACAACCCCGCGCCGTCGGCCTCGGCGGATGCCTGGCTCGTTGAGTTTCCCGACGGTGCCGTTATGAGTTATGAGCCGGAAACCGGCGCGCTGACCGTCACCGGCATAAAAACCGCCGATGTGACCGCATCCGACTCGGTTGCCGTCAGCGTGCCGGTGGTGCTGGTCAAAGCCTCGACTCGCGTCACCCTCGATTCACCGGAGGTGATCTGCACCAATAAGTTGACGACCGGCACGCTGGAGGTAAAGAACGGCGGAAAGATGTCCGGCGATATCGAGCATGACGGCGGCTCATTCTCTTCTAACGGCAAGGTGCTCCACACCCATAAACACCCAGGCGACAGCGGCGGAGAAACGGGGGAACCACTATGACAGCGCGTTATCTCGGCATGAACCGCTCGACCGGTGAAAGCATTTCAGACGTTGACCATATCAGCCAGAGCATTGGGGATATTCTGCGCACGCCCGTCGGCTCCCGCGTCATGCGTCGTGAATACGGCTCGCTGTTGTCGCAGATGATTGACCAGCCTCAGACACCGGCGCTTGAGCTGCAAATTATGGCCGCGTGCTACATGGCGATCCTGAAGTGGGAGCCGCGCGTCAGGCTGACCAGCATCACCACAGCGCGGCAGTTTAACGGGCAGATGGTCGTCGACGTGACCGGCCAAATCACCGATACCGGTGAGAGCCTTTCCTTAACCATCCCTGTGAGTTGAACCTATGGCAGTTATCGACCTGAGCCAGCTCCCCGCGCCTGATGTGGTGGAAAAACTGGATTTTGAAGCCATCCTCGCCGAGCGCAAAGCGACGCTGATTTCACTGTACCCGGAAGATGAGCAGGAAGCGGTAGCCAGGACGCTGACACTGGAGTCAGATCCACTGGTGAAATATCTGCAAGAGAATGCTTATCGGGAGGTGATTTTACGCCAGCGTATCAACGAGGCGGCAAAAGCCGGAATGGTGGCCTATGCCATCAAAAACGACCTCGACCAGCTCGCGGCAAATAATAACGTTGAACGCCTGGTCATCACCCCCGGAGACGAGACCCAAATCCCGCCGGTGGCGGAGGTCATGGAATCTGACAGCGATTTACGTCAGCGCGTACCTGCTGCTTTTGAGGGGATGAGTGTTGCCGGGCCGACCGGTGCCTATGAATTTCACGCCCTGAGTGCCGACGGACGCGTCGCGGATGCTTCGGCGAACAGCCCGGCGCCAGCAGAGGTCACTATCGCGGTACTGTCGCGGGAAGGTGACGGCACAGCGTCGGATGATTTGTTGCTGGCCGTCAGTACCGCGCTGAATGATGAGAGTGTACGACCGGTTGCTGACCGCCTGACAGTCGTCTCGGCTGAAATCGTCAATTATGCGATCGACGCGGTGCTGTATGTGTACCCCGGCCCGGCGACCGAGCCGATTCTTGCCGCCGCAAAAGCGCAGTTAACTGCCTATATCACTGAGCAGCGCCGTCTCGGTCGGGATATTCGCATGTCAGCAATTTACGCCGCGCTGCATGTGCAGGGTGTTCAGCGTGTCGAACTGCGTGAGCCACTGGCTGACGTGGTACTCGATAAAACGCAGGCTGCATACTGCACGAAAGCCAGTGTCATTATCGGGGGCTCAGATGAATAACTCGTTGATGGCGACAGGGTCGTCGGTGCTGGAACAGCGAGCCGCCGAAGCGTGCGCCGTCATCAGTGATTTATCCGTCCCGCTGCGTGACCTGTGGAATCCGTGGAAATGCCCTTTGAAATTCCTGCCGTATCTGGCGTGGGCGTTTTCTGTGGACGGATGGGATGAGGGGTGGAGTGAACAGGAGAAGCGCCGCGTTATCGGTGAATCCTTCTGGCTCCATCAGCGCAAAGGCACCGTCGCCGCCCTTCGCCGGGTGGTGGAAAGCATGGGGTACAGCCTGTCCGTTGAGGAGTGGTGGCAGGTGGCTGACCCGGCAGGCACATTCCGCATCACCGTCGATGTGAACGATATCGGTATTACAGAGGCTCTGTTAACCGAGCTGGAAAGGCGGATTGATATCACAAAGCCGGTCAGCCGCCACCTGTCCGGCATCACCATGCTCACCCGGACGGCGGGAGACATTTATTACGGCATGGCGGTAAGCGAGGGG